GAGAGGAAGAAACTATCCGGGATAATGAATTAGCAATAGCTAGAAATGTTTCCTATGATAATCAAGGAATGCTTGGTGTTAGACCAGGTCTATTAAATTTTGGTAATGAGATAGCAGGTGTTGATGGAATACACAGTATTTACTATACAACATTTACTGATGGTACAAGAATCTTGCTATGTACTGCAGGTACAGATGTATATAGGTATGACGAAGGAACAACTACATGGAACAGCATACAGACAGGATTAACTGATGGACTAGACTTTAGTTTTATTACATATAAAAATATTATCTACTGGTGTAATGGTACAGATAACTTTACTGGATATGATGGGACTACAGTTACTGAATACCCTGCGGTAATCAAACCAAAATACATGGTAGTTCAAAACGATGTTGGTTATGCAGCAGGTGTATCAACTGATCCTAGTACAGTGTTTTATACAGATGCTAATCCTGCATCAATTAACGCTGACGGATTTAAGAATGACGAGCCAATCAATCAAGACGAAGGAATCATTACAGGCATAAGACCACTAGGAGCATTACTAGTAGTAGGTAAGACACAGGGGATTTATCTATTAAATGTATTTACAACAACGCCAGAAATAGAAGCATTAGATTTTGAAGGAGACGTTACGTCACATAGAAGTATGGTTAGTGTGGAGAACAACATGATATTCATGAGTACTAATGGAGTTTATTCTTTGTCACAAAGACAAGGAACCACGGGTTCATACAGAGCCTATGCGTGGTCCGAGAACATTGAGAAAGATGTTAAAAGAATAGAAGATAAGACTTCGGTAGCAGCATGTTATTTTCCCCGCACTAACAATGTTTTTATGAGTGTAGATTCTGGTGAAGTTAGTCGACCAGACAAGATGTTTTTGTTAAACACGTTGGTGTCTATACCAGGACAATATAAGTTTGCATGGACTGAGTACACCAATATAACAGCCAATGACTTTACGATTTACGAAGACGCTAACGGTATTGAGCGGTTACTGGTTGCTAATTCCTTTGGAGGGCAAGTAGTTGAAATGGAAAGAGACGGACAGTATTCTGATAACGGGTTAGAGATAGGAACATTAATGAGAACTAAGACATTTGATTTTGATGTGCCTCAAGCATACAAGGTGTTTAGAGGTTGTAATTTAACTGGGTATATAACAACTAACGAGACCGTAACGTTTAAAGTAGATGTTGATGGAGTAGAAACTTCTAAAACATTTAGTGGTGCTCCTTATGCAGTAGGTGATGACTCAGATCCATTCCCATTAGGTGAAGAGGATTTAGGGATTGATCCATTAGGTGGAGGACCTGTAGCGACTGACGGTTTAGATTACTATATATTTACTAGCCGTCGTAGCTTTCAAAAGTATGGACTTCGTATGACTATCCAAATAGAAACTACGAGTTTAAATTCAAGCATGAAGATGACTAAACTAGCTTTCCCAGTAGAAGCTATGGACGACACTATATTTCCAACAGATTTCATTGTTACGTAACCCAAACCAGACATGAGCAATACAACATTAGCCCCATTAGAAAGTGCCTATAAGACTGTACTAACTTCGTCAATTGACTCTGTAACAACTACTATAGTTGTAGATGTTGCACCAAGTGTTACAGTTCCAGTAGGTAAAAAAATCCCAGCAGTACTTGATCCTAAGAATAACTTTAGGGAAGTAATATTTATTACTGGTATAGCAGGAACTACATTAACAGTAGAAAGAGGAGGACCTGATTATAGCGGAGGTCCTAGTACAGCTCACGCACACAGTGCAGGTTCTACAATAGTAATAACTAATCCGTTTAACTTATTTAAAGATTACGCAGACGCAATAGATAGCAAGCTAGACAATGATGGTGGAAACACAACTACAACATGGGACCTAAACGTAGCAGGTTCTAGTTTTAGATTTAGATTAAGTGGAGGAGATATGTTGTTCGCTGATGATAATCAAGCAGAGGTTTCATTATCAACGTTAGCAGCAGCAGCTGGAGTAGACGACAAAGCTAAAGTATCTAATGCAGATACAACAAGCGGTTACTTATCAGATAAGGTAGTAGCTGGATATGGAACAACCTTAACAGTTAAAAATCCTGCAGGTAACGAGACATTAGAAGTGGCACTAGATCCTACTGGTTCAGGTGTATCTGATCATGAAGTATATACGCCAGCTTTCTTAACTGGTGGTAATGCTCCTGAAACAAACGTAGCAATCTGGGATTCAGTAAATGATGGTGCATTTAGAATTACTATAGACGGGACTCCAAGAGAAATGACTGGTTTGAACTTTCAAACACCAGCAGTAACTAGCATGGCAGAAGTTGCAGCTGTAATACAGGCAGGAATAAGAGCGGTAACTGGATCAACAGAAACTTGTACATGGAGTGGTACAGAGTTTGTTATAACATCAGCAAACACAACAGTCAGTTC